ACCGCGGCGCATTCGGTCAGTGTGTTGTCCATGGTCAGTGTCCTTTAGAGCGAATCGACAGAAGCCATATCGAATCAGCATCTAAGGGGTCTGTCACCCATTCCTTCACCCGATTGCCCTGTATTCACAGTTGACATCTGCCACGTCTCACGGTCGAAATGAGTTATTGTTGTTTCGTGCGCCCGGCGCCCGAGTCGCTCCCCAATGATCGCCATCAGCGTCAAACATGATTTCGACCGGTTCGCGGCGACACTGGACCGGCTGCAACGCGAGCAGTTGCCTTTCGCGACCGCACGGGCACTCACCGATACCGCGCGCGGCGCAGAAGCAGGTCACCGAGGAACTGCCCAGCATCTTCGATCGCCCGACTCCGTTCACCATGCGCGCCTTGACCTTCATCCCGGCGCGCAAGGAACGTCAGTTCGCGGTCGTCACGGTCCGCGACATCCAGGCGAAGTATCTGCTGCCTGAGGAAATCGGCGGCGAGCGCACGCCAGCAATGGCCACCCGCAAGCCCGGCCGAGCGCTGGTCGAACCGGGCCCGACCATGCCGCATGATCCCTACGGCGGGATCCCGTCCGGCGCGCTGCAACAACTCCGCGCCGGCGCGGTGCCGCATCCGCGCCAGCGTCGAGGCCGCCGTGACAGGATCGGCCCGCCTACCGCCAAGCAGGCGATCGCCGCCCTCGCCACTTCTGGCGGCATCTTCTACAGCGGCCCGGTCGGGTCGCGGTTGGGCGGCTACTTCAAGCGCCTGCCAGACCACCACCTGACGCGACTGATCGCCTTCGTCCCGGTCGCGCACTACCGCCCGCGCTTCCATTTCAGCAAGCGGGTCGAGGCTGCTTGCCAAGTGGCATTCCTGCCCGCAATGGAACGCCGCTTCTCTGAAGCCATCGCCAGCGCCCGCTGACCACCCCCGCGCCTGCCAGGGACAAACCCAAAGGCGCCGCCTGGAAGGATCAGCACATCGCCCAGGGACCCGGTAGCGACCGCCCGGACCGTCGCCAGGGCCGCGCCAGGCACAGCCATCGACACGCCACCAAGCCCAACCACACCGGCCAGCGTCCGACCGCCGCGCGCCGGCCCATCGCCTGACCATACCACCCGGCCACCCACAAGCGCCCACGCGGCGCCAACGGCCAAGGCCGGCAGATCCCATACCGACCACGCGGCGGGGCGCGTGGCCCGGCCCTACGCGTCCGCCCGGGCCTTGGGTCCTTCCCGCCGCCTTGGTCTGTCGCAGGCAATTTGCGCGCGCGGTAAGAGCCACACTTTTTGCTGAAAATCAGGGGGTAAGGTTGTCGGTTGCGCTGTCGTCCGAACCGCCGGCCATGTCCGGCCCGGTTGCGGTCATCGTCAACAAGCGCGAACTGGCGCGTGCCCTCAACGTCGCTCTGCCAACGATCGCCGGCTATCTCGACCGCTACGACGATTTTTTGTCATTCAGGAAGGCGAACAAGGCCGCGAGTGGCAATTCGATCTTCCGGCAGTGGTGACGTTCCTCGACGCCAAGCGGACCGAGGAAGCACAGCATACCGCAGCGCGAGTGGCGGCGGTTGCACAGTTCGCCCTACCGATCGATGGCATTGCCGCCGATCCAGACACGCCGACGCTCACGCCGCAGCAACGCTACGTCAATGCCAAGGCGCGGGAGGTCGAACGCAAGATCGCCCGCGACAGCGGCTTGCTTGTGCCGACCGCGGATGTTCGAGCGGCACTGCAACCGGCGATCAAGCGGCTGGCGGATCACTTCGACTCCGTGATCCTGACGGCGGCACGCAAGTATCAATGGCCACTGGCGCAGCTTCGCGACGTGCAGGCGATGATGCGCGACGGTCGGGTTGCCTTCATCCGCTCGCTCGCCGAACGCCACCTCGCGCCGGATCAGGAAGGCGGCGCGCTGGTCGAGGCATCGGCGGAGCCGGCGCTGCCGCTATGATCGGCGCGGCTGTGGCGTCCGAGTGAACCGAGCGCTACGTGCTCGACGGAAACGTTGCGTCCGCGCCGGTGGCAGCGGTGGAACGTCCGCACTTCCACGCCGGCAAGATCGCCGAAGCGTCGGCGCTGGTCATCCGCCACCACTACTCGCACCGCGCGCCGAGCCTGGTGCAGATGGTGGGCACCTGGCATCGCGACGGCGGCTTGTTCGGCGATTGCGCCGAGATCGTCGCGGCGTGCTGCTTTTCCATCCCGGTCGCGCGGCGCAAGGAAAAGGTCCTTGAACTGACGCGGCTGGTTCGGGTGCCCGACTGTCACGTCCCGCTCACTGGTCTGATCTCGCTCACCGTCGAGCGGCTCGCGGCGGAGCGTCTGACCGATCTGATCGTGTCATTCGCCGATACCGAACAAGGCCACCACGGCGGCATCTATCAGGCGGCATCCTGGCGCTATGCCGGGCGCCGCGAGGCAAGAAAGGACGGCGTTTTCGTCAATGGCGTGTTTGTCCCGGACCGATCGCTCAATTCCAAGTATGGAACGAACGCGATCCCCAAGCTTCGGAAGATCATCCCGAGTGCCGAACTGCGACCGCACTTCGACGAAGGCAAGCACCTCTACTGGCGGGCGCTGTCCAAGAAGGGCGAGGCCAAGGCCAAGCGTCTCGGCCTCAAATCGCTGCCGTATCCGCGCCCAAACGAGCCGCAATCCGTTGTCCATTGGGCACAGTCTGGCGATCGTTACGGCAAGGGCGGGCCGCCACCACGTCCGCCATTCGATCCGCCCCGCTTCCAGGTGTGTGAGCGGCAGCAATGCGCGCCGCACTACCGGATGCGCGGCAAGAGTGGCGGCAAGTACCCGCTGCCGCCGACAACATGGGCGCCGCGTCTCGGCCTGATCCGATGCTGACAAACCCGTCGGAATTTCAATACGCCGACGCGTGGCGGCTGGTCGCGGATACCTTCGCGGCCGGCTTCCGTCCGCCGGATCAGATCAGCGTGGCGGACTACGCCGTGCGCCATCGGCGGCTGTCCAACTTCGGCGGCGGCTATGTCGGCCCGTGGTCACACGACGAAGCGCCCTACCTGGTCGAGCCGATGGATTGTGTCACATCGGAACTCTACTTCACCATGGCCATCGTCGGACCCGGCCAGTTCGGCAAGACCGAGGTCGCGCACAACTGGCTGTTGCACAGTGTCGGCGCCCGTCCAGGCAATTTCCTTTGGTATATGCCGGCGGGCCCACTACTGGAATCGCACGTCAAGACGCGGATCGATCCGATGATCCTCGACCATGACGTGTTGCGGGCGCAGATCGGTGACCGGCCCGGCGATGACACACTGCACTTCAAGCGCTTCGGCGGCATGTCGGTGCAGTTCCTGCCCGCGATCCACGGCAACATGATCTCCAAATCGGCGCCGCGCATCGTCGCCGACGAATGGGACGCCTACCCGGAGTCGCTTGGCGATCGGAAGGCGCTGCTCGACGTGCGACGACAGACCTTCGGCACCGATTCGATGCTGCTCGCGATCTCGCACCCGGACCGCGTCGACGGCTTGGAGCCCGCTCGCGACTGGTCGCGCGGCATCATGGCGATCTATGCCGAGTCCGATCGGCGTGTGTGGTGGTGGCCATGTCCGGAGTGCGGCGCATGGTCCTCACCGAACCCGACCGCCTCGCGCCAGATGGTGTTGCACTACCCGGCAGACGCACCGCTCGATGTGATCGAACGCGAAACCCGTCTGTTGTGCCCGGTCAACGGTTGCCTGATCGAAGACTGGCAGCGCCGATCGATGAATTTGCAAGGCCGTTGGCTTGGTATCGGCCAGGACATCGCCGAGGATGGCACACTCAGCGGCGAGCTCGCGCCACGCCAGGCGGCCGGCTTCTGGGTCACCGGCATCATGTCGCCGTTTCTGTTGCGCGGCATCGGTGGCCTCGCTGCGGCGCTGATCAAGGCGCAGCGCGAAAGCGAAGCCTCGGGCGAGGATAAGACCGAGCGCGAGGTCTGCACCAAGCAGCTCGGCATCCCCTACGTGCCGCGCCGCAGGATCGGCACGCTCGATGCGCTGTCGCTCGCCGAACGCGCCGAACCGGGCCTGACGCTTGGCCAGGTGCCCGGGGGCGTTCGGTTCCTCACCTGCATGGTGGATGTGCAGGCCAACCGCTTCGAGGTGCTGATACGCGGCTGGGGTGAAAGCGGCGAGTCGTGGATCGTGGATGCCGAGCGCGTCGATGCATCGCGGGCGACCGATGCGCTCTGTCGGGATCGATTGTTCGGCGATCTGATCGCGCGCCGGATCCCGCTCGCCGATGGTTCCGGGCGCGGCATGGCGATCAAGGGCATCGGCTACGACTCCGGCGGCGAACCGGGTGTGACAATGCACGCCTACAGCATCTGGCGCCGGCTGCGGACGCGTAACCAGGTGCGCCGTTACGGGCGGTTGAACGGCCGCGACGCGTGGTCTTTTCTGCCGATGAAAGGCCAAGGCCACGCCGGTGCGCATTATCTGTCGGTGGTCTATCCCGACACCGCGCGCAAGGATCGCCGGGCCAATGCCGGAGGCCAGGTGCCACTCGCCCAGTTCGCGGCTGATGCGTTCAAGGACGATCTCGCCGGCCAGCTCGCGACGATGGAGCCGGGCGCGTGGCACGTGCATTTCCCGCACGCGCTGCGTGGCAATTTCGGCGCGGCGACGGACGAGTGGCGACCGGAGGCGCCGCATCTGTTCTTTGAACAGCTTGTGGCGGAGAAACGCAGCCCGCGCGGCAGGTGGGAAAAGCCGCACCAGGGCGTGCGGAACGAGGCAACCGATTTGCTGGTCGGTGCGCACGTTATCGCGCATCTGCACGGCCTCGCGCGCATCGACTGGACGCGCCCGCCGACATGGGCGGCAGCGTGGGAAACAAATTCACTCATCGGGCCTATCGAACCGCCAGACGGTTCGACGCAGACGGACACCGAAGCGGCGGCGCATCCGGTCATGTCTGCAAGGCTCGCGCCGGTGCCGGCGGGGATTTCCTCCCCACCGCCGGCACTGGCAAACACCTCGCGCTCGCTCGGCGCGCGGCTCGCATGACGCAGAGACGACGGAGTTAGGCCCGCAATGTCTGCAACAGGCACGCCCACGGCGCTGATCGGCGTCGACCCAGCCACGATGCAGCAATGGCTGACCGATGCGCAGACAGCCTGCGGCCAGATCATGACCGGCGGACGTCCGGCACAGGTGAGCTTCGGCGCTGGCGATGCGAGCACAAAGCCGTGACCTACAATCGCGCCAACGCGCCGCAACTGCTGATGTGGATACAGCAGCTTCAGCAAGCCCTCGGTCTGTCGCGCGGCCGCCGCGCCATCAGCATCCGGTTCGTGCGATGACGGCCATCTTGGATTCAACCGGCCGGCCCGTGCCGTCGGCCGCGATCCGTCGTGTCCGCATGCGCGCGATGTATGGCGATCCCGCCACGGAAGGCGTGGGTTGGCCTGCCTTCGCCTATGATGCCGCCGATATCACCTCGCAGGAAATGGGCGGCTGGTGGCCGTTTCTCCGGTCTCCCGATTACGAGATCAACCGCGATCGTGACCGCATGGTCGCGCGGGTCCGCGATCTCATCCGTAACGACGGCTGGGGCACCGGCGCGGTCAACCGTATCCTCGACAATACCGTCGGCGCCCAGTTCCTGCTGATCAGCAAACCCGACTACATGGCGTTGCGGGCAGTGTCGCCAAAGTTCGATGCGACCTGGGCGGCGGAGTTCGCGGCCGTGGTCGATGCCGGTTGGCGGACGTTCGCCGATGATCCCGCGCACCAATGCGATGCGTCGCGCGTCCAGACCATGACGCAGATGTTCTATACCCTGACTCTTTGAGAACCCGAATCCGCCTCTTGCGAATCAGTTTCGCCGCGATTCTAGTCATTGCATGATCCGCGCCGGCTTCCTTGATCCTG